ATGATCGATTAGTGGAATTAAATGCTCCACAAGTGCTTATTGATGAGATTGCAGAGTTACTAACAAAGACTCTTGCAGAAGCAAACTATGAAACAAAACTTGAGAATGAAAAGTTCAATGAATTGAAACTTCAATATAAAAAAGATAATCCTGCTGACCCAGAAGTAGTTGAGTCTATCTATAAACACTTTGATTTGTTTATGGAGGATTATAAAGATGATTCAGAAGTTCTTTATGAAGAGTTGAGTACAGAACATCGATTTTATGAAGGTTGGTTTTGGGGCGATATTGCACCATTCACAAATTCCAAATACTACGATAGAAAACTATCTGAAGATGATGAAAGGTTTGGGAGGTACGATGCAGTTTTCGGTCTCTGTAATATTAAAATAAGAAACCGACTAAGAAAACTTGGATTTGATTTGTAATGAGTAAGTACGATCATAAAAGGAAACACCCAAATAGACCATCTCCTTATGTGCAAACAGAAGATGATCCGCACATCATAGATTCTCATACTGGTGATAAAGTTTTTTATAGGGGTCGTGGTAAAAAAGGCGATACTAATCTCAAACAGTTTGATAACAAAAGAGATAAGTATTGGGATAAAAGAGCAGACGAATGGATAAAGAAGAACACTAAATAACTCACTTGGGGGTTGACTCAACCCCCTTTTTGCATTACAATGTAATATATTATCAAAACAAAACAGGTGAACAATGGAAATTGAAATCGATCTTGAAATCCTCAGAAAGCGCAAATTGTTTATTGCCACTCCAATGTATGGTGGACAGTGCCATGGTATGTACACCAAATCAACAGCAGATCTTGCCAAACTTTGCACTCACTATGGAATCGAGGTGAAGTTCTTCTACCTCTTTAATGAGTCTCTAATCACACGTGCGCGTAACTATTGCGTCGATGAGTTCATGCGTTCAGACTACACGCATCTTATGTTCATCGACTCAGACATTGGATTCGATCCTAATGATGTGCTGACGATGTTAGCACTGATGGATACCGATAATCCAGATAATGACAAGCACATCATGTGTGGTCCTTATCCTAAGAAAACGATTGCTTGGGAGAAGATCAAACGTGCAGTTGATAAAGGTTATGCTGATGATAATCCGGGTGAACTGGAGCGATTCGTTGGCGACTATGTGTTCAATCCAACTGAGGGACAACGCCAAGTTCGACTCGATGAACCTGTTAAGGTTCTTGAGGGTGGTACTGGTTTCATGATGATCACTAAGCAAGCATTTGATAAGTTTGCTGAGGCATATCCTGATTACTCTTACAAACCAGATCACGTGCGTACCAAGCACTTTGATGGTTCGCGTGAGATTATGATGTACTTCCAAGCACTGATCGATGAGAAGTCTAAGCGATATCTATCAGAAGACTACATGTTCTGTCAGTGGATGCGCGAGATTGGTGAAGATACTTGGTTGTGTCCTTGGATGAAGTTGCTTCACACTGGTTCATATACCTTTGGTGGCAGTCTATCCGACATTGCGGCATTAGGAGCAAGCGCGACTGCTGATGTAGATGAAATTTCTAGGATGAAAAAGTGACAGACAAATTTCGTTATGACGAGGACAAATACCTCAAAGAACTTTACAAGTACATTGAAGGAACTTATGGACAGCATTATAGCAAGAACAAGTTTCAAGCAACAGAGTTCATCATTGATGCAGGGCATGGTGATGGATTCTGCATTGGCAACATTCTGAAATACGCACAACGCTATGGTAAGAAAGATGGGTTCAATAGAAATGACTTGCTCAAAGTATTGCACTATGCTATAATCCAACTACATGTACATGATGTGAATAACCGTGATGGAGAATTAAATGATGAAGATCAGTGATACCACGTTTGACGTTCTGAAGAATTTCAGTACGATCAATCAATCTCTGGCATTTAAGAGTGGATCAACCATTCGCACAGTGTCTGAGCAAAAGACGATTTTGGCACAAGCAAAAGTTGATGAGTCCTTCCCCGTAGACTTTGCTATCTATGAACTGAATCAGTTTCTTGGATTAGCATCTCTGTTTGAGTCTGCAGACTATGACTTTGGTCAGTCTCAAGTAACGCTCAAAGAAGGAACTGCCAAGGCAAACTATACTTATGCTGATCCGTCGATGATCACCACACCGCCTGAGAAGAACATCGACTTACCCTCAATCGAGGTGCAGTTTGATCTGTTCAAGGCAGACTTGCGTCAGATTCTCAATGGTGCAAATCAGTTGGGATTACCAGAGATTGTGGTGCGCGGTGATGGTACTAAGATCGAGTTAGTTGCGACTGATACTAAGAACCCATCGTCCAATGAGTTCTCGCGCACGATGGGTGAACATGGTGCTACCTTCAAGTTTATCTTCAAGGTGGAGAATCTCAAGTTCATTCCGAATGACTATCGAGTCGAGATTTCTAAGCAAGGCATCGCGCATTTCAAGTCTGAGAATGTCGAGTATTGGGTAGCAACCGAAACTGGTTCTACCTATGAGTAAGTTCTTTGTAGAGATCGGTTCATGTGATTTTGATACTTGCTTTCCTCTATTAGAAAATGGATGGAATGGGATTATGGTTGAGGCAGTCAAGGAGATTGCCGATTCCATTCCCACTCATTCCAATCTAAAGATCATCAACACTGTCATATCAGACTATAATGGTGAGATCGATTTCTATATTTCCTCTGGATCAGATTGGGCACGTGGAATATCTCACGTGGCAAGTCAGAACCACAAAGGCAATAAACTACTAGAGTTGGATGCTAATAAGCATCATCTAAGCGAGACTAGGAGTATGCAGTGTATGACACTCGACTCTTTGATTGCTGAGAATGAGATTGATCACATCGACTTTCTTAAACTCGACGTTGAAGGACATGAGACAAATGTCATCGAGTCCTACTCTTGGATCATCAAACCCACGTTCATCAAACTTGAACACTGGCACATTGATGACAAGAACATGAAAAGAATGCTTGAGTCACAAGGATACTTAGTGTATACTGAATCAAGAGATATCTATGCTATATTATGATTGGAGTGAACATGCGCGAAGACTTTCTATGGGTGGAGAAATACCGTCCTAAAACAGTCAATGATACAATCCTACCTAAAGAACTGCAAAGCACGTTTAATACATTTGTAGAACAAGGCAATGTCCCGAATCTTCTTCTATCGGGTTCTGCAGGTGTAGGTAAGACTACGGTGGCAAAAGCAATCCTTGAAGAATTGGGTTGCGACTACATTGTCATCAATGGGTCAGATGAGGGGAGACTCATCGATACCCTTAGAACCAAGATCAAGAACTTTGCATCCTCAGTGTCTCTGAGTGGTGGACGTAAGTATGTGATTCTTGATGAAGCAGACTATCTGAATGCTGACACGGTGCAACCTGCACTGCGTAACTTTATGGAAGAGTATTCTCGTAACTGTGGATTCATTCTGACATGTAACTTTGTCAACAAGATCATTGCACCACTGCACTCTCGTTGTTCTGTCATTGAGTTCAAGATTCCCAAAGAGGAACGAACCACAATGGCGGCAGACATGTACAAGCGATCCAAAGAGATTCTTGAAAAAGAGAACATCGAGTATGATAACAAGGTAGTGGCAGAAGTCGTCAAGAAGTTCTTTCCCGACAATCGTCGTGTACTGAACGAACTACAACGGTATTCTGTCACTGGCAAGATCGATGCGGGTATCCTCGTCAACTTTGAGGATGTCAACATCAAACAATTGATTGATGCACTCAGAGACAAAAGATTCAGTGATGTTCGTAANTGGGTNGCACAGAATGTTGATGGNGACACNACNCAAATCTTTCGNAAACTCTACGACTCGATNANCGAGTANGTTNCACCTACTTCTATTCCCCAAGTTGTGGTAACTCTTGCTGACTATCAATACAAGTCTGCGTTTGTCGTTGATCAAGAGATCAATCTCATGGCAATGCTGACTGAACTGATGGTAGAGGTGGAGTGGAATGAGTAATCCATTTGACTATGTAAACTCTATCAATCAAACCAAGAAGAACCTCATGAGAGGAACTGAGAATGATCAATTGGCAGAGAAGGGATACAATCCCTTTCTTACCAATCGAGCACTATCGTATCACCATGATACCATTGGTCTTGCTAACGAGATGAACCAAAGGTCAAATCTTGACCACAAACTGCAATACGAGTTTTTACTAAATACTGTAAGACCCAAAAAGCGGTATGCAAAGTGGGATAAGAAAGAAGATCATGGTGACCTTGCCGCTATCAAAGAATACTTTGGTTAT